TGGGCGACTGGTCTTATGTTCAAAAAGTAGTTACTGAAGGTCTTGTATTAGAGTTTTCTACTGAGGATAACGACAACTTCTCAAAGAACAATATTACTGCTAGAATTGAGGCTCAAATTGCACTTGCAGTTGAAAGACCAAACGCTGTAATCTTTGGAGATTTTACAACGTCTGTATAGTCTTAGATTATTTTATATTGAACCCGATAGCTTATGTTATCGGGTTTTTTTATTTAAATCCGAACTGCTCGCATACATCAGAAAAAGAAGAGTGAGCGTCTTTTTGCCCTTCATTATATCCAATTTCTCTAACTTCTTCCAACATATCCATTATCAATAAGGTTTCAATTTCTGACAATTCTTTTAGCCAGTTATTACATTCTATTTTTGATTCAAAAACATCTAAATTTGTCATAATATTTAGTATTATAACTACTGCTAACCGCGGTTATACAATAGTTGGGTTAATTGTTTAATTTAATAATTTTTTTGTACTTATTTTAATCTGTAATAAATCGAACATTGGGTTTGTACTATTCTCAACCTTGAAAATATGCGAAACGTTAGCAAATGTATAAATACTTTTTAAATAAACAATACTTTATTTAATTTATTTGCATAAATAAATATTTAATGATTTATTTGTATATTTGTATGTAATATTAAAAATAAAACTATGAAAATTAAATTTATATTAGAAAGTTTTGGTTATGATGTTTTTTACAAAGTAGGCGACATTGCTGATCTTGGAGAGAAAAGAAATAAAAGTGCAGTTGAACGTGGAAGGGCTGTTTATGTAGATGAAGTAAAAAAAACAGTTAAAAATAAAGATAAATGAGTTATTTAAACATAATTTCATTATCTCAGGCAAAAACTTATTTAAGGATAGATGAGGATCAAAATGAAACAGATATAGAGATTATATCTATGATAGAAGGTTGTTTGTCTTTTATTGAAAAAAGAACAAATCACATCTTATTTCCTAGAGATAAAATATACTACGCTGATAATATAGCAAACGTTTACGACTTTCCAATTAATACAATTCCTAGCACTTCTGTACAATTAATTTACAGTACCTATTCATCTATAACCACATTCAATAGATCAGTTCTATTAAATGTAGGATATATTAATGTTTCTGATGTTCCAGAAGAATTAAGGCAAGCTGCTTTACAAATGCTAAAAGTATTTTATTTTGAAGCGGAAAAGCAAGTCAATACAAGCCTAATTCCTATGGCGGTATTAATGCTTTTAGATATAAATAAGAGATATATATGTTAGCTAGAACTTATGACAAGAGGGTTGAGATATGGGTGCTTGAAGAAGTTGATGATCCATTTGGAGGATTTACAGTTTCTGAATCATTACTAATTAAAAGATGGGCGAGTATTGAAACCAAAAACAGTATTCGGAATATAGATAACGGAAAAATAGAAAACTTTTACACAACTATATTTAAATTTCGTGGCATTAATTCTTTTATGCTTAGTGAAAAATTAAACTACATAAAGTATAAAGGCAATAAATTTATTATTGATAGGATTGAAAATATAAACTTAGTTGACATTAACATAATTGTATATTGCACCGCTTCAACTTAAATAAATGGCTTTTAAACCGAAAATAAGAGGACTGGATAAAACAATATCGGACTTAAAAAAGTTTGGTAATAAAGCGGAAGAGGCTTTAAGTGTAGCTATAGAAACTACAGCTTATGATATGGAAGATTTTGCCACAAAAGAATGTGAACGAGTTATTGGAAAAACTAGCTTTAAAAAGCTAACAGGAAAATTGATACAATCTATAGATGTAATAGTAGTTAACGATATGAACTATATAGTAGAGGCTGGCGGAAGTTTAGCACCTTACGCCCCTTATGTAGAGTTCGGAACTGGTGGATTAGTTGATGTGCCGAAAGAGTTTGATGAGCAAGCCCGTAGAGCACTAGGCAAAGGAATTAAGCAAGTTAACCTGCCACCTAGACCATATATGTACCCTGCTTATATTTATGGCTTAAAAGATATTGAAAAGAATTTAAAGATAGAGATTGAAAATTTAGTAAAAAAAACATAGTTTATTTAAAATGTTATTATATATTTGCATAGTAAAGAAGTCGGAAGCTTTACAATTAAAAAAATTATTAGACTTATTAAACGTACCGACTTACGTTTTTTAGGTCTTTTTTAATTATATAATATGATTGATTTAATTGAAATAGAAAAACATAAGTTAATAGTTGAAAAAAGCAAAGAATTATTAATACTTTTAGATGAAGAAAATTATTATTTTGTTAATAAAATTAAAGAAGAATCATCTAATTTTATTAATAAACATAATAATAAAGATTTAACAATTGTAAACCCTACACCAACAGAAATAGGAGCATTTAATTCAACTATTAAGAAAATTATTTACGCTCGCTATTTAAACCCATATTTAAAAACTATTAATAGACCAGTTGATTACTATGAAGACTTTGAAGATTATGTATGTAAGGAACATTTTACGCCTTATACTTATAAAGACGGAACAGTAGAAATGTATTTTAACCCTGAAGATTTCTGTTCAAAATGTAAAAAAGAATATAATATAAGAGAATTAAAAAATGAAAAATATTTAAAAAATATATCAGATATAACTGAAATATTTAAAAAAGCGTGTAACGAAACAGTTTTTTTAAAAGATTTAATTTTAAAGCATATCCTTTTTAGAAGAAAATTAAAAAATCCATATAAATTAAACTCTTTAGAAAATGCATTAAAAGATGTATTACATCAACAAATGTTAATGCACTTTGACAATGAAAATAAAAAATTAATAATTAAATATACTTAAAATTATGACACCAGTAAACACAAAAAGTCTTTTATCATTTGTATTCAATCAAATGGAAAAACTAGATAACAAAGAAATAGACGTTGACACTGCAAATGCTCAATCTAAACTAATTCAACAAGCTAACAATATAATTAGGTCTGAACACGAAAGAACACGTGTTAAAATGGAATTAGAAAAACATAATACAGAATATAAAGGATTTGTAGAATTAAGAAATGTAGAAAGTAAGAACTTTGATTAATAAGAATAAAAACATTATATTTACAAAGTCTTTTCATAGTTATTTTTTAGTTGATAAAAACACGTTGCATTTGTAACGTGTTTTTTTGTATATTTGTGTTATGGATAAAATCAACCCTAGTAAGTTTATTAGAAAATCAATCTTTACCGCTATTAACGGTATGGTTGTAAATGGGTTAACAATTCCATGTTATGATACAAGGGTTAAGCCTAGCGAAAACCCACATTTTTATGTATTAATGACTACGCAAAGCAAACGTGTTTTAAAACAAAATAAGTGTGAGTATTTTTGGGAAGCAGATATACTTTTGGATATAGTAACTATTTACAATGGTGCAGGGAATACAGGTAGTAGGTTATTAGTTGATGACATAGAAAATAATATAAGATCATTAACACAAGATTTAATTATTGAAGGGTTTACAACAATAATTCAAACAGAAGATTTCCCTAACAATTTAGACAACATAAACGATAATCAAATAGTTTATAGAAATTTTATTAGATACACATTAACACTAAATTAAGCAAAAAATGAGCACATTTATCAAAGGAGAGGTTTGTATCCTCTCAATTCACGACGGAACAACCTACAAGCCTGTAGCGTGTTTAACTTCCAACTCTTTAGCAACTGATTTATCGGTAATTGAAAGCATGACAAAGTGCGACCCTGGAGTAGCTATTAAACAACCTGGAATGTTTACTTATTCAGTTAGTGCAGAAGGACAATACATAGACACTACAACGGTAGGCGGTGATACTACTAAAAAATCACACGATAATTTACTTCTTCAACAATTAAATCAGCCTTTAGCGAATTTTAAAATAGATACAAATGTACTTAATGCACAATCTGTAAAATACTTTGGTAGAGCAATTATCTCAAGTCTTTCTGCTGATTTTGGTAGCGGTGATGATTTAGCGACCTTCTCTTTGACATTAGACGGTAGCGGATTAATTTTATTAACAGACCCAATCGTATAATATATGACAACTAAAATTAACATAG